TTGCCCTCGCAACTTGAGTTGGTGCTGATTGCACTTTCCGCACTTGATCAACAGACCAAGGCACACCCAAATGTGGTGTAGGTACTAGCAAATCGACAAATTCTGTTGCATATTTCTTATAAATTGATGATGGATCTATGTTATTTCTTACCTTATTAACTCGCCCTTCGATACAAGCCGTATCGGAATTATGTGACCTACCTGCGAACAACGAAGGTTGTTCACTAATTGGGTTACTAAATTCTCGACCGGGGTTCTTTGAATCCTCAGTGACCAAGGGGAATAATGGTTGAAAATGACAAGGCAATGTATTAGTTGGTACTACATTGGTTCTATAGTCAACGTCATCAATCAAATTAAATAACACAGCAGCCTTAACATGTGGTTCTGACACTTTATCAGCACATAATATTCGTTCAACATCAGCTATTACTGGTGGTGAGTTCTTGTTACTCATCCGACTTTGGATGGCCAAATAACTCATACCAGTAATTTCAACTGCATGTGGTGAACCATTAGCAGCGATTGACATCATATCGGTAATTGGATTATAAATTACGTTCTTTTTACCAAACGTAAATTGTCTCCTCTTAATACCATTTTCAAATTTCATGTGCTTATAAAAAGGATAAGGTGTTAGCGTCGATGGAAGTATTGTTATTATCCTTCTATTACTGTCCTCTGATAACTCATGTTGAGTCACGTGGTAAGTCAATAGGTTCTTTTCATTGTCTATTATTGTCAATGTATCACCACTATAGTCCCAAATTTTATGTTTATAAGGTGCGCCGCCTGAGACCACATAATTTATTTCATTATTTTTAATAAAATAAGCATGATCTAAGTATCGGTTTGCCACCTTATTTGGGGCCATGGTGTACATCATGATTGGTTTAAACAATTTCAACCACTCATTCATGTCAGCATAATAGTCAACATCAGTAAATAACAATACCGCGTTTTGCGGTACTTCATCAAGCTTGAAAGGTATATTTAAGTCTTTCGGCATATAAAAGCATCGTGAACCCAATCCGGTGTCATGACCACTCATTGACACAGTATAAGGTATATATCCAGCATTTTGCACAATTTCAGTCATCATGATATTTGAAGATGTTCTTAGCTGCGCTGCATTGCGATGTGTATGATTCGGAGCCATAAAAATAAGCCTTAACCTACGCATTGGATGATCTAAGATCTTTCTAAGATCAGGCATGCGAATAATTACTCTCTCAATAGCTTGTGAGTATTCATGTACAGTAATTGGTGCGCAGTATGATGGAAAAAGAAAGTGCAATAGGTGCCACACAGCCATAGTGGTTGCGGTCCAACATGCTCTTATTTTCTGAATTCTACCTAATTGTGGTTTTTCAACAATAGGAATAAATTCTGCTACGCTCGTATTTTGACTCATAGTTACTATTTG